GCTTCCACCGGGTGTATCCGTCGGCGACGGGGGCGCATCAGGTGGTCGTGCAGAAGTGCGCGGGCGTGCAGAATGGGTCGAGCAAGAGCCTGGTCGTGGTGGATGACCGGCTGTATTACAAATCGCGCATGGGCGTTTGCGTGTACGACGGGAGTCTGCCAAGCGAGATCGGCAGCTGCTTCGGCACGGCGCTTTACTACAACGCCGTCGCGGGCGGCGCCAGAGGGAAGTACTTCATCAGCATGGAGGATGAAGGTCATAACTGGTCGCTGTTCGTCTACGACACGAGAAAAGGCCTGTGGCACCGGGAGGACGCGACGCACGCGGAAGCTTTTGCCCGGGTGGACGATGAGCTGTATTTCCTTGAGGACGGGACGCTCAAAACCGTGTACGGGAGTGTCGGGACGCTGGAAGCCCCGGTAGGCTGGATGGCGGAAACGGGGATCATGACGTATGGGCTGGTCGGGAAGAAGTATGTGTCCCGGATCAACCTGCGGATGCAGCTGCCGAAGGGTTCCTCGGTCGACTTCTGGGTGCAGTACGATTCCGATGGCGTCTGGCGGCACTGCGGGCACATTGAAGGCCGGGGGCTGCGGACGTTCCTGCTGCCCATCCGCCCGGCGCGGTGCGACCACCTGAAATTCCGGCTGACGGGAAAGGGCGAGATGAAGCTGTTTAGTCTGGCACGAGTCCTGGAGGCAGGAAGCGATGCGTAAGACGGGAGGTGCAACATGGGTAGTCTGACACTTGCATACCCGTCGATCGCGGGGAAGACGACGCAGGAGCAGCTGGAGAGCATGCGGCGGTATCTGTGCAGCGTGACCGAGCAGCTGAACCTCGCCGACTGGTCGGCGAAGGCGACGCTGACGGAGATCGCGCAGGCCATCGACGCGGACAGCCTCTCCGAGGCGGAGAAGAAGACCAAGCTGTCGGGCTACGGGGCGCTGAAAGCGCTCATCATCAAGACGGCGGACTTCGCCGCGGCAAACTCGGAGACGTGGTCGACGAAGCTGTCCGGCAGCTATGTGGCGATCTCGGATTTCGGAAAGTATCTCGAGAAGACGCAGCTGACGATCGAGGGAAACTCGGTCGGCATCAAACAGCTGTATGACTACACGGCGGGCGTCAACAATCAGTTTTCGGTGAACTCGCAGCAGTACATCAAGACAGGGCTGCTCTACTACAAGGACGCTGTGCCGGTCTACGGCGTGGGCGTGGGGAACATCGAGACGACGGTGACGGACGGCGGCGAACGGGTCATCGACCAGACGAAGAACGAGCTGGTGACGGTGACACCGGACCGGGTGAGCTTCTGGCAGGACGGGCAGGAGGTCGCGTATTTAAGCGACAAGAAGCTGCATTTCCCATCCGGGACGCTGGAGGCGGCGGGGGCGGTGCTGTCGGGGAAGATCACGGCGGCGGCCGACTCGAAGTTCGGGCCGTGGACGATCTCGGAAAGCAGCATTTTCCGCACGGCCAACGAATTTGGGGGCAGCGCTAGCATGTACTTCGGCACGAGCGGGCTTTCCATCAAGGACAAATTCAAGGTGGACGCGAACGGCAAGCTGACGTGCACGGGGGCTGAGATCGGCGGAACGATCAACGCGACGGATCTGAAGCTTGACGGTACGAGCATACAGACGAAGCTCAAGCAGATCATGGATGAGATCAACATCATCAGTGACGGGCTTGAAATCGCGGGCACAAACTTCTCGAACGGCACGATCGGAGGAGCGGAGGGAAGTCTGCAGTTTACGTCCTCCAGCTCGGCGGCCTATGCGGTCGACCTGTCTGGCCCGGCGGTGCGCGTGCGCTCGACAAGCGGCGATGTGTATCTGCAGAACGCGGCTGGGACGGCCAGCATGCAGATAAAATCGGACGGGAGTATCCGGTTTACCGCCTCCGGCGGCGTAAGCGGCATTACGCCGGTGTTCGGATAGGCAGGTGGTCTGAGTGGCAACGCTATCTGGCGCATCGGGTACGCCGACAAGTATCACGCTGACGATCTCGGGCATGTCGTCCACGACAGCGTACAAACGGAAATATGAATTTATCCTCGCGGGAACGGTCATGGCGACGGTGACGGACCCGGATGCGGGCACGACGACGTTCAGCCGGATCATTACCGGGCTGACACCGGACACGCTGTATATCTGCCGCGTGCGGATCTACAACAGCAGCACGGGGGCACTTGTCGCCGAGACAAACTCCATCAGCGTGCGGACGCTGGCACAGTCGACCTCGCAGGCGACGGTCAGCATTCTAAACTTCCTGGATAACCTGACGCAGCTGGCGAGCGGGTCCTTCAAAGGCGATATCGGAGATACGTTTTACATTTCGGCCGCGGGCACGCAGTATCAGACGTACTCGCAGCAGTATCATTTCCTGTACTTCCGGCTCTCGTCGCAGAACTACAACACGGAGCATGGAGCGAACTACCCGATCCCCATCCAGGAAGGGCAGACCGTAAAGGTCTACTACCAGAGCAAGACCACGACGGTCCCGATCTACAACTACCTGGACGGGCAGCACACGCTGTCAGACGGGTCCGTCTCCGGCACGATCGGCAATTCGTTCTTCCTGTCCATGTCCGGCACGCAGTACCAGACGTATTCGCAGGAGTATGAATTCCAGTATTTCAGGCTCGCGTCGGAAGGGTATGCGACAAATCACGCGGCGACGGAAACGATCCCCATTACGAGTGGGCAGGCCGTGCGCGTGTACTACAAGACGAAGATCACGGCAGTCGCACCATACATCAGCGGGGTCACGCTGACGAAGAATACAGCGACGGTCACGTGGGACAAAAACGGCGGCGGGTACGGAAGCTGGACGCTCTACTGGGGAAAGACGAGCTATACGGCCATCGGCTCGCAGTCGATCGGCAGCTCACCAGTGACGGTCTCGGGGCTGGACCCTGGCACGACGTATTTTTTCTGGATCGTCAACAAGGCCGGGACGGATTCGAAGACATCCAACACCGTATCCGGCGAGACGAAGGCACAGATCGCGGCCTTCGCGTGGACGAGCGACGATGCGTCGTATATCGCGGCGGGGAAGGCCGTGACATACCTGACGGCGGCGAGCTGGAACCGGCTGACGGCGAAGATCAACGAGGTCCGGGCCGCCAGAGGCTACGGGAGCATTTCCTTCACGACGGCCTATGCCGGGCAGACGATCACGGCGGCCATCTACAACGAGGCGGCAAACGCCATCGGGAATCTGGCAGGCGCGGGAAGCGTCAGCACGGTATCGGCAGAGACGAAGCTGGAAGCGACGTACTTTGCAAACAGCTATTCTGCGCTCAAGGAAGCGCTCAACCGGGCAATCAGCAGTTATAACGGATAGGAGGAGCTATGAATATCACAAAAGCAGTGGTGCAGCTGCGGAGGCGGCTGATCGAGGCCATCAACGAGGCGGGGCTGCCGCCGGTCATCGTGGGATTTGTGCTGGACGGGATCCAGAACGAAGTGGCAAGACTCACGGCGGAAGACCTGCGGAAGGAGGAAGCGGACAATGCAGACAGAGCAGATGCAGACGACCATGCAGAATGACACGGCGAGCGGGCTGACGGCGCGAAAGGCCATCGGCGAAGAGCAGGCAAGAAAGGCCATGGACACGCTGTTAAAATACCGGCAGGGCAAGAGCGCGCTGGAGGCGCGGGTCATTGCGTCGGAGGACTGGTGGCGCATGCGCAGCTGGCAGCGGATCCAAAAAGGGAACCCGGAGGATGACAAGTGGACGTCGGCGTGGCTCTTCAACGTCATCATGGGCAAGCATGCGGACGCGATCGCGGCCTATCCGGCCCCGGCCATCCGCCCGCGGGAACCGGACGACCGGGAGGAGGCAGCGAAGCTTTCCTCGGTGCTGCCGGTCATTCTGGAACAGAACGACTTCGAAGAGGTCTATTCGGACAGCCAGTGGACGAAGCTCAAGCAGGGCACGCTCATCTGGCACGTGAAGTGGGATTCTTCGAAGCTGAACGGCCTCGGGGATATCTCGGTGCAGCCGGTGGATATTCTGTCTTTCTTCTGGGAGCCGGGCGTCCGGGATCTGCAGAAGTCGAAGAACATCTTCCTAACGGAGATGGTGGACAACGATCTGCTGGTCGAGAAGTACCCGGAGCTGCAGGGAAAACTCAACTCCAAGCAGCAGGTGCAGCAGAAGTACAACACGGACGACGTCATCAATTTTGACAACAAGTCGATGGTGGTGGACTGGTATTACAAGAAATATCAGAACGGACGGCAGGTGCTGCACTTTGCGAAGCTGGTGGGCGATACGGTTTTGCAGTCGACGGAGAACGATACGGAACAGAAATATGACACGCTGACGCTGCCGGACGGAAGCATTGTGCAGCAGCCGGCCGGGCGGCCCATGGCCGAGACGGGGCTGTATGACGACGGGGAATACCCGTTTGTGGTTGACGCGCTGTTCCCGGTGGAGGGGAGCATAGCGGGATACGGCTATATCGACATCGGCAAGTCGACGCAGGAGCAGATTGACCGGATGAACCAGGCGATCATAAAGAACGCGATCATGACGACGACGCCCCGGTGGTTCAAGCGGTCGGACGGGTCGGTCAATGAGCGGGAGTTCGCGGACTGGACGAAGCCGTTTGTACATGTGGACGGGAATCTGGGGCAGGACAGTCTGGTTCCGATTCAGGTGAACATGCTCAACAGCAATTACATTGCGATCTTGCAGAACAAGATCGAGGAACTGAAGTGGACGACGGGAAACACGGATGTCAACAACGGCGCGACGAGCTCCGGCGTAACGGCGGCCTCGGCCATTGCGGCGCTACAGGAGGCGTCCGGCCGGAGCAGCAAGGACTCCACAAAGTCGGCTTACCGGGCATACGCGCGGATGATCCGGATGGTCATTGAGCGCATCCGGCAGTTTTACGATCTGCCGCGGCAGTTCCGAATCATCGGGCAGCGCGGGGCAGAGCAGTTCGTACAGTACAGCAATCAGGGATTGCAGCCACAGACGCTCTACGGCGCGAACGGACAGCCGGACGGGCTGCGGAAGCCGGTCTTCGACATTGAGGTTTCGGCGCAGAAGGCAAGCGAGTACACGTCCATGGCGCAGAACGAGCTGGCGCTGCAGTTCTTCCAGCTGGGGTTCTTCAACCCGCAGATGGTCGACCAGGCGCTGCCCACACTGGACATGATGGACTTCGACGGGAAAGACTCGATCATCCAGAAAATCCAGGAGAACGCGGACCTGCAGCAGCGGCTGGTCGAGTGGCAGCAGCTGGCGCTGGCGCTGGCAGACCGGTACGATCCGGTCATGGGTGAGGGGCTGGCGCAGCAGATATTGCAGGAGGGCGGACAGGCAGCCCCGCAGGCGAGCGCCGCGGCAGCGGAGAAGCCGGAGATCAGAACGGGCGAGACGCAGGAGCCGAAGATCGTGGAGAATGCGCGCAAAAAGTCGGAAGAAAGCACGCAGCCGGGATAAAAACCGACGATTGCGGCGGCCCGTTCTGGCGGGATTATTTCTGCCTGGCGTGGGGTGAAGTTAGGAAAAGTTTGTGCTACGATGATTTTAGAATAAACGCCAGAAAGGAATTTACAGCATGGAAGGCGAATTCACGGGCGCAAGCGCTCAGACCATGGGCGCAGCTGACGTCGCCGGTCAGCAGAGCGGGCAGGAGGCAGCCGCACAGGCGCAGGTGCAGCAGCAGCCGGTCAACGTCCCCGACGCTCAGGGACAGGGTACACAGGAAGAAACGTTTGACAGTCTGATCCGGGGCCGGTACAAGCAGGACTTTGATTCTGCGGTGCAGAAGGTCGTAAAGCAGCGCGTGCGCGGGCTGAACCAGTACAAGGGGCAGGCCGAGGCGATGGCACCGATCATCGACCAGCTGGGCGCGCTCTATGGGATCGACACGTCGGACCCGCGGAAGACGGACTTCGCGGCACTGGCACAGCGCTTTTCCGCTGACGAGCGGCTTTATAGCGCGGAGGCCATGGAAAAGGGCATGTCGGCGGACGCCCTCAAGAAGGAGTACGCCGGCAGGGCCGAGAATACGGCCATGCGGCGGCAGCTGCAGGAGTACCAGATGCGAGAAGCCTTCGCCGGGATCCAGGCAGACTTTGCCCGGGATGTGACGGCGCGGTACGGCGCGGACTTTGAGACCGAGATGCAGAACCCGGATTTTGCGCGGCTCATGGGCGCGGGCGTGCCGCCGAAGACGGCCTATGAGGTCATCCACCAGCAGGAGATCGCACAGGCACAGGCGCAGCTGGTGGCGAACCAGGCGCGGGAGAACGTCATGCGGACCATCCAGGCGCAGGGCGCAAGGCCGCAGGAGATCGGCTCCGGCGCTGCGGGCGGAGAGAACGTCCCGATGAAAACACACTGGTCACGCGCGGAGGTGGAGGACATGCGCCGCCGCGCGGCAAGAGGGGAACGAGTGATCCCCTGAGAAAGGAGATAAGAAGCTATGTTTGAATCCAAAGTCGGATTTCAGTATTTTGCTGACGCCGGTACGCTCGTCAACGCGACCGGCAACTACGTAAACGCAGGCACCGGTCAGACGACCGCATTCAGCGGCAACGACACGCTCGCGCCGACCATGAAGACGTTCTACGACACGCAGCTGCTCGAGAACGCACGGCCGAACCTCGTGCATGCGCAGCTGGCAGGCCGTCAGGCACTGCCGCGCAACCACGGCAAGACCGTCGAGTGGCGCAAGTGGAACACGCTGAAGGACGCGGAGGAGCTGACCGAAGGCGTCATCCCGACCGGCCAGAAGATGGGCCAGACCAGCACGACCGGCGCGATCAAGCAGATCGGCCTGTACGTGACGGTCTCCGACCAGCTGGAGCTGCATGCGCTGGATAACGTCATCCTGGGTGCGACCGAAGAACTCGGCGCTTCCGCCGGCACGTCCATCGATAAGCGCGTGCGTGACGCGGTCGTGGCAGGCTCGAACGTGCAGTACTGCGACAAGGTCGCAGCGGGCGGCGCGCATACGGCAGTCACCAGCCGCGCAGGCCTCGACCTGACGGCGAAGCTGACGCCGGACGAGGTCAACAAGGCCGTGACGACGCTGAAGAAGATGAAGGCTCCGAAGATCGACGGAAAGTACGTCGCCATCATCCACCCGTCGGTCGCATACGACCTGCGGTCCTCGGACGCATGGGTCGAGGCACACAAGTATGCAGACGTCACGCCGTTGTTCTCGGGTGAGATCGGCGAGCTGCACGGCGTGCGCTTCGTCGAGACGACGGAAGCGAAGATCTTCAACAACTCGACCTGCCCGGTCAAGAGCGCGGCCGGCGACAGCGGCTCGCCTCCTGCGACCTACTACAGCGTGTACGCGACGCTGTTCCTCGGCAAGGACGCATACAAGATGATCGACCCGGAGGGCGGCAATCTTGAGATGATCGTCAAGGGCAAGGACGAGATCGGCGGCCCGCTGAACCAGTTCTCGACCGTCGGCTACAAGGCCGAGATGGCGGCGAAGCTGCTGTACGAGGACCGCATGGTCCGCGTGGAGAGCTGCAGCGCATACTCCGGCACGGACGAGGCGAACTGAGAAAGGAGCAAATAGCATGGCAACGAAAGAGACCGCCGCGGCGGCTGTACAGGCAAACCAGGAAGACGTGTGGAACGTCATGAAGACGATCTACCTGCCCCGCGGGCAGGAGAACGAGGAGCAGAGCCGCTTTGTGGCGGTGAACGGCCGGACGTTCATGGTGCCGAAGGGCAAGGACGTGCAGGTCCCGCTGCCGGTGTATGAAGTCCTGATGAACGCGCGGATGGCGGAGGAGGAAGCCTTCCGCCGCGCGCAGGCGGACAACTGACAAGTGAATGCCCATGACGGCATGAAGCAGAGGAAGGGGCAGAAATGCCCCTTCTTTTGGTAAGGAGGAAAAATGAAAATTCGGGAAGCGATCGAGACGGTCGACCGGTTACTGTCGAACCAGTACGAGACGCCGGATAAGGTCCGGTGGCTGTCGGAGCTGGACGGAATCGTGTATCGGGATATCATCTGCACGCACGAGCACGAGAAGGAACCGGAGCCGTTTATGGGCTACGGGGAGGACGTGGACTTAGAGACCCAGCTTCTGATCCCGTGGCCGTATGATGAGATCTACCGCTGGTATCTGGGGATGAAGATCTGCGACGCCAACGGGGAGACGACGAAGTATTCGAACGAGGCGGCGAAGTACAACAGCTACTATCAGGGGTACTTCAATGCCTACAATCAGGCGTACATGCCGAAGCAGTACGCGACACATTTCAAGCTTTAAGGCGGTGAGACTATGAGCGTATATCGAGTAGAGTCGGGCGGCAGGGCCCCGGCTGGGCTTTCGACCGGCGACGAGGTCGTGACCGGCGGCGGCACGTACCGCATCACGGGCGTGAACGCGGACGGCAGCTACCAGTCGCAGCTGGTGAACAAGAACCAGACGACGAGGAACTACGGCGGCAGCTATCAGACCAGGAACAGCCCTTACACCATGTCCGGCGTGTCGGACTACACGAGAAGCAAGCTGAACGGGCTGGAGAGCGGGTACACGCCGTCGGGCAGCGTGCAGGCAGCGCAGGCGTATCTGGAGCAGGTCAAGGCCAGCAAGCCGGGCGCGTATCAGTCGCGATGGGACGATGAGCTGACGAGCCTGTATGACCAGATCCGGAACCGGAAGAAATTCAGCTATGATATGGGGACGGATCCTCTGTACCAGCAGTACCGTGAGCAGTATCAGCGTCTCGGGCGGCTTGCCATGCAGGACACGATGGGGCAGGCGGCGGCACTCACGGGCGGCTATGGCTCAACCTACGGCGAGCAGGTGGGCCAGCAGGCGTACAATGCGTATCTGCAGAACCTAAACGACATCGTGCCGCAGCTGCAGCAGCAGGCATATCAGCGGTATCAGGATGAGGGGACGGACCTTTATAACCAGTACAGCCTCGTGAAGGGCCGGGAAGATACGGACTACGGCCGGTACCGGGATACGGTCAGCGATTATTATTCGGATCTTTCGGATGCGCGGAGCGCGTACAACTCGGAACGGTCGCTGGACCAGAGCCAGTGGGCGACGATGCTCGACTACTGGGCGCAAAAGGCAAACAACGAGAACGCAGCCTACCTGCAGGCGTTGGCGGCGGAGCAGGCCGCGGCGAAGAAATCCGGCGGCGGAGGCGGCGGTGGGAGAAGCAGTTCATCTTCAAAGCTGAGCGACAAGAAGAACAACACGCTTGCAAAAGCGGCGCAGGCGTACCGGGCAAAGAACCCGAATGTATATCTGGACAGCCGGACGCTGGACAACTACCTCAACAGCAAGGGCTACAATGCGCTGGAGTCCAATACGTTCAAGGCGTATCTGGAATACTACGGCGCGACGTATCTACGGCAGCGGTAACGGAGGGAAGCATGGGACGAATCACACTGACAGAGGAACAAAAGCGGATTGCAGAGAGCATCCGCAGCGGACAGGGAGCCAGCACACAGCAGGCTCCCTCCGCCTATCGCGGCGGAAGAATCACGCTGAACCAGAAGCAGATCCAGATCGCGAGCAAGTACGGCCTGCCGAACCCGGACTACGGGAAGAACGCGCAGAGCACGCAGACGACCGTAGACGATCCGCTGCATAAGCAGTATGCAGCGTTTATGGCATACCAGAACGCCGTGCGGGAGGCGGAGCTTGCGCAGATCGAGCCGGGGGCCGCGCTGAAGGGCCGGGCGAGCGGACAGAAGAAGACGGAGAATGCGGGGGCGGAGACCGACGGGAAGGTTTCAGAGCAGGAATACAGCCGGTCGTCTGGCATGCAGAAGCAGTACGGGACGTACCAGAATTATCTGCGCGGCGTGGAGGCGGCGCAGGGGCTGAAGCTTGGGACACTGGCGCTGCAGGGCCAGAGCGCACTGCTGGCCGGCCGGTTTGCGCCGGCCACGCAGCAGGTGCGGAGGGACGTGGATGCGCAGAACCGGCGTGCAAAAGCGGCGCAGACCGTGCAGAGGGATCAGGTGCGCGGGATGCGGCGGACGTCGCAGGAGCTGGGCAAGCAGATCGAGGCGCTGGAGATCGAACAGGCGGACACGCATTTCTCCGGGACCGGGCTTTCGGAAAATGGGAAGAGCGTGACGCAGATGCAGAACGAGATCGACGCGCTGAAGGAGCGCAAGGCGCAGGTCGACAGCCAGAGCGTGCTGGCCCGGGCACAGGAGGCGATCGGGAACCTGAGTAAGGAAGACCAGAATCTGCTCCGGCAGTACCGCGGGCAGGAACTGAACGGATATCAGGTGCGGGCGTATGCGAAGTACGACGCGAAGACGGCGCTCAACGAAAAAGGCTACAGCGACGACACGCTCAAGCGGCTGGCGGAATGGCAGAAGGTGCTGGACGACTACGACAACGCGCAGAAGCTCGACCAGGCGGCGCAGGAGATGGGAAGCGGATCCTTTGCGGGAAAAGCTGCGGCAACGCTGTTCTCTGCGGCGCTGGCGCCGGGGAAGGCACTGGGCAATGTGGAGTCGCTGCGCGGCGTATTGCCGAAGTGGGCGGGCGGATATCAAAATGAGGATATGCCGACGAACATCTACAGCCCAGCGTACAACGCGTCGCGCCTGTCCTCCGGCATTCGGCAGAGCGTGATGCAGAATATGAACCCGACGGGGCAGTTCCTCTATCAGGCGGGCACGTCGGCACTGGACAGCGCGGTCAACATGGCGGTCTCGACGGGGCTCGTCGGGACGGTCGGCGGTGCGGCCGGGGCTGGCGCGAAGGACGCGGTTGCGGAGACCATGAACTGGGTGATGGGCTCGCAGGTCGCGGCGGATTCCGTGTATGAGGGGATCCAGAGCGGCAAGTCCAACGCGGACGCGCTGGTCGACGGTATCGTCGAGGGCGCGATCGAGGGCTTCACGGAGAAGTATTCCGTAGGCCATATCATTGAGAACATGCTGAGCGGCAAGGCCGTTTGGGAGAAGGCGCTGCGGTCGTTCGCGTCGGAAGGTGCGGAAGAGATCGCGTCCAACTGGCTAAACCGTGCGTATGACGTGGTGGCGAAGCATGACCGGGGTGAGGTCATGACGGCCTACGCAAATTATATCGCAGAGGGCAGGACGCCGGCACAGGCGCTGGCGGCGATGGTCGGAGACTTCGCAAAAGAAGACAGCCTTTCGTTCCTCGCGGGCGGCCTGTCCGGCCTTGCCATGTCCGGGACGTATGCGGGCGTGAACCGCGTGATTTTGGAAGCAAACGTCACGCAGACGGCCAGAGCGGTCATCGAGGCGGGCGAAGTGCAGGACGTCATCGACTATGGCATGGCGCAGGAAGAGGGCACGAAGGCGCACCAGCTGGCCGAGGAACTGCAGCAGACCGTGGACGATGGCGGCGAGGTGACGCAGAAGGCCGTGGAGGACACGCTGCGCGAGGTGGCGAAGGAGCAGCAGGCAGCAGTGGACGAAGGACAGGAGCCGCGCGTGCCGGAGACGCTGACCCGGCTCGAGCAGATGCAGGAACAGGCCCGGCAGGAGCAGGCGCAGGCCGAGGCGCAGGAACGGACGTTCCAGCGGTTCCGGGAGGCAACCGAAGAGGGGGAACGGAATCAGGCGGTATTCCGAGAGGCAACGCAGGGCCGATATGAGACCGGCAAAGCGGATCCGTATGCGGAACGCGGAACGCAGTTTGACGTCAGCGACGAGCGCAGTGCGGTCTACGCAGCAGAGGAAGCCGGGGAGATCAGCCACGCGGAGGCGGAAGCGGCGCTGAACACGCTGGACAGCGACGAGGCTGTGAACCGGGTGGAGGCCGCGCATGTAGAGGCCGAGAAGACGAGACAGGACGCACGGGACAAGAAGGATGCCGCGACGGCGGTCGAGCGGCTGCGGACGCAGCAGGAGCAGGCAGACGCGGAGCTGCGCCGGGCGGAGGCAAAGAGTGACCGGGCGGCGCTGGCAAAGGCAGCTGTGCAATACGGCCTGCCGCAGACACTCGGGAATGCGCTGCCGGAGCATTATGCGGAATACAGGAATAAGAATCTGGGGCCGCTGAGCGCGGCGGAGTACGCCGACGCGGTGCATGCGGCGTATCAGGCGGGCAGGGATGGCCTGAACCTAAACGCGGCGCAGAAGGCCGCGCAGAGCGTCCAGCGGGAAGTAGCAGAACAGGCGTGGAACGCCGGAAAGGGGAACAATGGAACAGCAAAGCAAAATGCTCCTGATGACAGCAGCAAACGGGATGCGAGTATGGATACCGGAAGATCGGGTGGAGCAGTGGCAGAAAGCGCAGGCCAGACAGCAAAGGGACAAAGCGAGCGGAGCCGCCTCGCGGAAAGAATTGAGCTCGAAAATCGCGTCCGCGCTGCGAAGCAGCCGTACCTGAGCGGGCAGGATATCGGCGTCGAGAAGGGAGCGGCGGAGAAGAGACTGCAGGAGGTCCCGAAGAAATTCTGGACAAAATCGATCGACCAGGCAGACGCGGAGCTGCGGAAGGCGGGATACGAGGATATCCATTTCTTCATTGGGAAGATCGGCGTCGTCAACCAGAAGGCGCAGGTGGTACGGTATGCGAACGGTATGCGGACGGGCAGCAGCGTCTGGGTGTGCGCAAATGACAAGGCGTTCACCGTCGAGCAGATCGCGCGGCACGAGGCGTTCCACAAGATGGCGGAGGATGTACCGGGCGTTCTGGAAGCAGTACGTGCGCAGATCGCGTCGGAGCTGGGCGAGGAGGGCTTGCAGGCGCTGGCGCTTCGATATGCGGAAGCATATGAGGGGTGCTATGGAGAGGATGAGATCGACCGGTATGTCGGAGAGGTCTGCGCGGACGCTTATGCAGGGCTGGAGCGTTTCGGTGAGGCGAGCAAACAGGCGGCAGATGCCGTATGGCAGACCCGGCAGGCTGAAAAAAGCGCAGAAAAACCGGCCAGCCCAAGAGGACCGCCGGAGGATTACAGCATTGAGACGCTGCCGGATGGGAAGCAATACGTCAAGGCAGATCGACAAGTAATCTTTGGAGACGATGCCGATTCGTGGAGCGTCCAACTGGAAGACTACATAAACGGGAAAATCCGCCGAGGGCAAGACGTCAGCCTGATCGGAACAGATGGACAGACCTTGCTTCTCACGGCGACTTCTGCAGGGAAATTGAGTAGCCAGTACACAAGCGATGGGCGGACAATGAGCAAAGGTGCATTTGAAAAGAAAACAAATGCTGCTGCGCACATAGATGAGCTGGCGACGCTGTCCAAAAGAAAAGGTGGGATTAAAGCTGACGCGGGGAACCGGCACGGGGGAATGGCGTCGGAGGGCTGGGAGTACAGAAAGGCGTATTTTGAAGACTTCGACGGGAAATACTACGAGGTAACGATCTCGGCAGCACGCAGCGAAAACGGAACCATGATTTACAATATTGGACAAATGAAAGAAGAAGCCAGCCCCAAAGTAAAGGGCTCTAGTGCTGAAAACAGCAACGGCCCGCGGGGGTTCGCTTCTTCCAGTACCAATATACGCGAAGATGGCGGGAAAGTCAATACCGATTTTTCCATAGAGGCGCAGGCGGAGACGGATAATGCGACGGCGGAGCAGGAGACAGAAACCAGAAACCTCACGATGGACACGATCCCGAAGAAGGCGCAGAACTATCTGAACGGTGCGGCGAGAAATCTGGCGGCAGCGCTGCAGCGGCAAACGAGGCTTCCATTTGCAGACCATAGTGCAGAGATCCGGGACAGCCTAAAGCCCCTGATGAACGAATATCTGCAGACAGGAGATATCCAGCCGACGACCATCGACAAGAGCTTTAACGAAGCGTATGCCAAGGGCGTGGAGCTGGAAAAGGAGCTCTACGAGAAGACAAAGACGCTCGCGCAGGAGCTGCGGCAGACGCCGATCACGCTGAACGAGAAGGAACGGGCGGCACTCAGAGGCTATGATGTATTCAAGAAAACCACAAAGGGCCGACTGTATGTGGTGAACGAGGGCGGAAGATCGGTCAATGCAGTCTATCAGGAGATGAGCCGGGCAATGCCGGAGGTTTTCCCACGCGGGGCGAAAGGAACCGAAGAGCAGATCCTGACGCTGCTGGCTGGCTCACACAGGCTGGATCTTGCGAAAAGCAATGCGGAGGGCGCTGCCGGAAGGTATGCCGAAGAGTACAAGCAGACGGCAAAGCAGGACTATGAAAACGGCGTAAGAGATATGATGGGAGACCTGCGTGTTGCAAGGAGGTACGCGGAAGCGCAGGCCAGACGGATGGAACCGTTCGTGGCACCGAAGAGCTATGACGAAGTGCAGGAGCTGTACAGCCAGCAGAACGAACAAAGACGCGCCTATGAGCGGGTAGACCGGCAGTATCTGTTGACGGCGGAGGACCGGAAGGTCGTGAACCGGCTGCTGCGCGGCGACATTACGCCGGAGAAGGTCACAGGGATGGAAAACGCCGAGGGGATCCTTGCGGTCTATGAGGCGAAGGCCGATTACGACCTGACGACGCTCAAGATACAGGAATGGAGGAAGAGCGTAAAGGCGGAGCGGATGGAGACGGCGAGGAAAACGCTCGGGAACATCAGCGAGGCGAAAGATAAGAAGGCCGGGATCTGGTATAAGCGCGAGACACAGGAGCGAAATGCGCGCGACATCTTCAAGGCGGACACAGCGGAGAGGATCATTGACCATTATTTCCGCCCCGTCCACCATGCGGCGGCAGAGGAAACGCGGCTAAAAAACCGGATGAAGGGCCAGATTGAGGCGCTGGGGCTGAAACGACACGCCGTGAGAGGCGACCGGGTCAGCGAGAGCGCGGCGGTGCAGATCCTTGGAGAGGCGCAGGACAATATCCGTGTGCTGGAGGCAAGCCGCGGGCGGCTCAAGGCAAGGGAAGGACGGACGCTGCAGGAATGGGATGCGGTCGTGCAGGAACTCTGGAAAACGAGCCCGCATCTTGACAAGACGCGGATCGAGAATGCGGTGCAGGAATTCCGGGGCATCTATGACGAGCTCTTCCAGATGATGAATGAAGTGCGCGTGAGAAACGGGTATGCACCCATCAATTACCGGAGCGGATATTTCCCACATTTTCAGGTCGGCGCGTCGGATGGCATTCTGAATCTGATGGGCGCGGCCATGGGCATTGACGCCGGCATCGAGGTATTGCCGACGGACGTCAAGGGCATCGTCCAGTGGATCCTGCAGCAGAAGAAAAATGGGAAGCAGGAGCAGGGCTCCGACGCGCTACCGACGACGATCAACGGCAGGACCGGCGGCTTCAAGCCGGGCATTACATGGTTCGGAAACTCTCTGGAGCGTACCGGATTCCAGACGGCCTATGATGCGGTCAAGGGTTTTGACAAGTACATCGAGGGCGCGGCGAAGGTCATCTTCTACACGGATTCCATTCAGAACCTGCGTGCTCTTGCGACGGAGACACGATATCTGACCGGCGACGACGGGCTGCGGGAGCGGATCGACGCTGTCAGAGCGGACGAAAGCCTGAATGAAGCGCAGAAGGATGTGTCTGTCGAAGATATCCAGAAAAACGGGCGGTATTCGCTTTCCCGTTGGGCGGCCAATCTGGACGAGTACACCAATTTGCTTGCGGGAAAGAAGAGCGAGCTCGACCGGCCAATCGAGCAGATGACGAGCCGGGACATGTACAGGCTGCTGAACAAGTGGCAGGGGCGCGTAGCGGCAAACATGGTGGCGGTCAACCCGGCATCGTGGCTGACGAACTTCGGCGTCATCCAGCAGGCGGCCGCGCAGCTGAATGAGGACAGTCTCATGAAGGCCAGGGCACAGGCAGCTGCAAACACGTTCAGGAATGACGGATTTGAAGAACGCAGCGATTTTTTGACATCTAGGCGCGGAAGCAGTATGCTCGTGAACGGCTGGGTGGACAATGCGAGCGCTGCGCTCTCGAAGCCGATGGAGGTCATCGATATGTATTCGGCCAACGTCATTGTGCGCGCACGGTATATGGACAATCTGCGCAGGGGCATGAGCGAGGAATTCGCCATGCAGGAGGCCGACGAGTTTGCCGCAGGCGTCATGGCGGACCGCAGCAAGGGCGCACAGCCGACGCTGTTTGAATCCAGAAACCCACTGACGAAAATGTTCACGCAGTTCCAGCTGGAAGTCAACAATACGTTTTCTTATCTGTTCAAGGATCTCCCGAGAGAACAGAGAAAGAGAGGCGTGGCAGCGGTGGCGTTCACGATGTTCATGTATCTGCTTCGCAATTGGTTCTTCAATGAAGGGTATGAAAAGATGATCGGCAGGCGGCCGATGTTCGATCCCTTCAATATGATCACAGAGACGGTCGGGAACTATACCGGATACACGGTCAACAATATGTGGGATGCCATCGACGGGACAGAGGACGGAATCGTCACAAAGAAGGAAGCGAAGGGCGCAGGCGCGGCGACGTGGGACACGATGGTCCGCATTGGGCAGGAGATCCCGGGAATCGGAGGCCTGCTCGGCGGCGGGCGTCTGCCGTTTGCGAGCACGATGCCGGATGTGGAGAACATTCTGAACCTGCTGGATAAGGATATTCCGGGGGATAAGAAATGGCCGAAGGTCGCAGAGGCGCTGAAAGCACCGGCTGTGTACTGGCTGCCGCCGTTCGGCGGCGGGCAGGCGAAGAAGATCTACGAGGGCAGCAAGGCTGTCGTCAACAAGGGAAGCTATAAGCTGAACGGAGACGGCGAAGAACAGCTGCAGTATCCGGTGTACACGGACAGGAAGGGAGACCTGATCCGCGCATGGACATCGAACATCCTGTTCGGCAAGAGCTCTACCAAGGCTGCCCGTGATTGGGTGGAGAGCGGGTTCCAGTCGCTCAGCGTCAAGGAGACGAAAGCCTATCAGGCAATCACAGAGGGCGGAGAGGACCAGAGGAAGACCTACACGTTCGTGCAGGCGATCAAGAACGTCGAGAAGGAATACGACAAGAAGATGCTGCTCAAGAGCTACAGCATCAGCGACACGGCAAAGACGGCGTATTTCTATCAGGTGTTCGCCAACGAGGACCAGCAGAAGGAGATGGACAAGCTCGACGAGCAGGGCAAGATCGACTTCATGAAGAAGTACCTCGCGGAGGCTGAGGACAACCACAACCGCGACGAGCTGCGCGACGCGGCGGTCGCCGGGACGGTGACGCAGGAGAAGGCCATCCAGCGGATGGTCGCTAACGACTGGGCAAAGGACGAGGACGACGCGTACTGGAAGTACCGCGAGTGGATCCGGAAGGCGGACGACAAGGAATACAAGATGTACGATGATTTCCTGAACGCGATCGAGGCGGGCGGAGACGTCAAGGAGGCAGCGAGGGAATACCTCGAGCACGGGAAGGAAGCAAAGGATCTCAGCAGGGAGGTCACGACAGCATACAAGGCGCAGTACCTTGCCGCGACGCCGGAGGAGCGGAGAAAGCTCAAACAGAAGCTGCTCGAGATCTATGCGGCGCTGGGCTTCAACCGGAAGGAGAAATCCAAGGATATCGACAAATGGGTGAAGGATGCCGCAAAGGAGAAGAAGGACAAGTAAAACAAGAAGGCCGGGGCGGATGCCCCGGCCTTCGGTTTTGGAGTTACTGCGCTTTTTCCAGCTCCGCGAGGCGCTGGCTGTGCAGGTGGACGACGGATTTGAGGAAGGAGACCTCTTCTTCGAGTTCTTCGACGCGGCTCTTCGGCGCAAGGGTCTCGAGAAGAGACTGCTGGCCTTCGATCAGGAGGTCCAGCTTTTTCATGACGCTGCTCTCGATGATGACGCGGGTGTTGGCTGCGGACTGCTTGAGCATGTCGTCTTTGGCCTGGTCGATCATGGATTGGATTTTCTCAATATCTTTTTCGTCGAGCATGGGGAAGCCTCCTTGTATTTGATGGAACCAGTATAGCACCGGCGGGAGGGAATGGCAAGCGGAAGTTGCGCTGCGCGTGGGGTGAATCCGGCGCGGGGGTCTGCTACACTGGATGAAAAGGAGGGATGCGGTATGGCGACGCCAATTCCGGGGGCTTATCCGAGCCCGAGGATCGACAAAGGGGTACTGCGATGGTACGAGGGAGACACGTTCTCGATCGTGCTGCGGTTCGACCTGAAGGACCAGGACGGCGAGGCCGTCACGATCGGGACGACGGACAGCATGGCGGTCGTGTTTCTGGACGATACGCGGCAGACCGTCCACACGTTCAGCTTTGCGAAGGTGGAGAATGACCAGGTCACGCTGAACTTCGACGCGACGGTCACGGCAAAATTCACGAAGGGAAAGTACACCTACGATATCCGGTACACGCACGGGGACAAGACGACGCTGGCAAGCGGGAACCGGGCATTCGTGGAGTAAGGAGCAGGTATGAGGGTAGAGATTCCGAATCAGATCATGGTGACGATCGGAGGGCTGATCTCCCGCGGGGTAAAGGCCGTGGAGGTTACGGACGCGGGGAAGCTGATTTTCACGCTGACAGACGGCAGCACGATCGATCTTGGCTCGGTCATGGGCCCGCAGGGGCCGAAGGGCGAGACGGGACCGGCGGGGCCGCAGGGGCAGACCGGACCTGCCGGCGCACAGGGCGAGACCGGCGCGGCAGGCGCGAGCATCACGTCGATCACGAAGAAATCGCAGAGCGGGACGACGGCGACGTACACGATCGCACTTTCGGACGGGAAGACATTTGACTTCAACGTCGAGACCGTCAAGGGTGAGAAGGGCGACAAAGGAGACAAGGGGGAAACCGGCGCAACCGGCCCGAAGGGCGAGACCGGCGAGCGGGGACCGCAGGGCGAGACCGGCCCCAAGGGTGACCCCGGCGAAAAGGGCGAAACAGGCGCGACCGGCGCGACCGGCCCGAAGGGAGACCCGGGCCAGACCGGCCCGCAGGGTGAGACCGGCCAGACTGGCCCGGCAGGTCCGCAGGGGCAGAAGGGAGACACTGGCTCCGGATTTGTGGTCAAGGGATATTACGGCTCGGTCTCCGCGCTGCAGGCGTCGGTCAAGAATCCGGAGGTAGGAGACGCCTACGGCGTGGGCGCGGCTGCACCTTATGACATTTACATCTACGACGGCGTGACGAATGCGTGGGTCAACAACGGACCGCTGCAGGGCGCAAAGGGCGACAAGGGAGATCCGGGCGAACAGGGGCCGAAGGGCGAACCGGGCGAGACTGGACCGCAAGGACCTACGGGTCCGCAGGGTGAGACGGGGCCTCAGGGGCCAACGGGTCCGGCCGGAGACAACGGCGCGCCAGGCGCAAATGGCGTGACGCCGACGATCGGCACAAATGGCAACTGGTATCTGGGCGAGAACGACACCGGGAAGCCGTCGCGCGGCGAGAAAGGCGATAAGGGCGACAAGGGACCGCAGGGAGAGCAAGGCGAGACGGGCGGGACCGGCGCGGCCGGAACGACATTCACGCCGTCGGTCGCTGCGGACGGGACGCTCAGCTGGACGAACGACGGCGGGAAAACGAACCCGGACAGCGTCAACATCAAAGGCCCGCAGGGCAATCCGGGCGAAAAGGGCAACCCAGGAGAGACCGGCGCAAAGGGCGCAGACGGCGTCACGCCGACGATCGGCACGAACGGCAACTGGTATCTGGGAGATACCGACACCGGGAAGCCATCGCGCGGAGAGAAGGGCGACAAGGGCGATCCCGGCGCGCAGGGGCCTGCGGGCGCAACGCCCGTCAAGGGGACGGATTACTTTACGGCGGCGGATAAGGCCGCGCTGGTGCAGGACGTGCTTGCCGCGCTGCCAGAATGGACAGGAGGAAACTACTGATGGCATTGGATAAAGCAGTAGATTCCGCGCAGCTGAACGCCGACCTGACGGCGGTTGCGGACGCCATCCGCACGAAGGGCGGCACGTCCGCACAGCTTGCGTTCCCGGACGGGTTCGTGAGCGCGGTGCAGGCCATCGAGGGCGCGCCCGACTTGCAGATCGTCGTCACGACCAGCGCGGGTGCGACCGTCACGGCCACGAAGGGGAGCAAGACGGCTTCCGGGACGGCAGATGCGAGTGGAAACTGCACGTTGATAGTCGATGAGGTTGGAACATGGACGGTAACAGCAGCGACAGCAAGCACAACAAAGACGGCAGATGTTGTGGTTGGGACAGCTAATGTCGATTTGGCCATGATCGACCCCGTGTTCGGAAATAACAGCTGGGCTGCAATTATTAAGGCCTGTCAAGAGAAACAAGTTCCCAACACATGGAACGTCGGCGACAGCTGCAACATGACGATCAACAACAAGACCTACGCGATCGACATCATCGGCAAGAACCACGACGATTATGCCGACGGCTCGGGCAAGGCTCCGCTGACATTCCAGATGCACACGACCTACGCGACGCAGTATAAGATGAACGGCGCAGAGGATAACAGCTGCGGCTGGAAGAACTGCCTGGTGCGGACGTCCAATGCGTTCCCGGCGCTGAAGAAGGTGATGCCGGCGGAGGTCGTGGCCGCGTTAAAGGCCGTGACAAAGAAGACCACGGCAGGCGGCGCGAGCTCGGCCATCGACACGACGGAGGACACGCTGTTCCTGCTGTCGGAGATCGAGGTGCAGGGCACGCGGACGCATTCCTACGCGGGCGAGGGCACGCAGTACGCGTATTACCAGACGGCGGCCAACCGGAAGAAAAACCGCGCGTGGTATCTGCGCTCGCCGAGGATCAGCAGCACCAGCTGCTTTGACAGAACGGGATGGAACGGTGAGGCGGACTGGAGCGTCGCGTCCGAGGTGGACGGTATCGCGGCGGCATGGTGTTTCTAATCATGTAGATATGATCTTTAAGGTCATTCTGATAAACAAGCCGACGAGCGTTAAGGAGCTTCTATGAGTATGATTATTGACACCCTCATCACCGACCGAACTGCAGCGGACGTCGCACGCGTGCACGAGTTGGCCGTGAAGGGCTACGCGGGCATGACGGCGGCGGAGCTGGCGGAGTGGCTGGCGGGGATGAAGGGCGCATACAACGCCGTTGACCTCAACCGCGTCGGGACGGCGCTGAACTACCTCCGCGACCGCCTGACCGGCGTCTGCGGCAGGGATATCACGTGGCAGGCGAAGACAGAAAAGAGGTAAAAACATGGATGCTGGAACCATCACGATCATCTGCGCCGTCCTCGGCTCGTCCGCGCTGACGACGGTCATTCAGGCCATCGTCGGCACAGCGCAGAAGAAGAAAACACAGGTAGACTCCCAGGGCGACCATCTCGCCGAGATCGACAAAAAGCTCGGGAAAATGCAGGAGCATCAGGACGAGCAGTATCTGGCGATCCTCCGGCTGACCATCATGTCGGAGGAAATGCCAATGGCCGAGCGTCTGATCGCCGGGCAGAAATACGTCAAGCTGGGCGGCAACGGCGATGTAAAAAAGTTTTTGCACCAGCTAGAGAAGCAGTGTGAGCACAATGGAGTTTAGCAAGAAGTGGCTGATCTGCAGCGCGCTCGTCAGCCTCGCACTCATTATCGCCTGCGCGGCAGGCGCAGACCTGACGGAGATCACGCTTGCGGTGCTGGCTGAAACAACAGCTTCCAGCGGGTTTTATCTCTGGAAGGCAAAAAACGAGAACCGCGCGAAGTACGCGCAGAAGTACATGGATAAATGGGCTGAAAAATACGGCCCGGAAGCGGCAGCACGCATCGCAGAGATCGTGCTGAAAGATTGAAAGGAGCATACATATGGACTACACACAGATCATCTCGGCAGTGATCGCGCTCATCAGCGCGCTCGTTTCGGCATTTCTGATCCCGTGGATCAAGACGAAGATCGACGCGGATAAGCTGCAAACGCTCCGTACCTACGTCGAGATCGGCGTAAAGGCGGCGGAGCAGCTGTACACCGCGACGGACGGCGCGGCGAAAAAGGCGTATGTTGTGAACTTCCTCGCCGAGAAGGGCATTCAATTTGATGTGGAAACGATCGACAAGCTGATCGAGGCCGCCGTGCTGCAGCTGCACCACGAGCTGTACGGGAGTGAGCGGGTATGAGTTACGTTATGAGAGCGTCCGAGCTTGTAAAAAAGCATATCGAAGTCGCGAAGAATTACAAGACCGTGTACATGTGGGGCTGCTTCGGATCTCCGGTCACGGATGGGATCATCACTGAGAAGGCAAAACAATACCCGGACTGGTACGACGCCGCAAAGCAGGCCAGATTCCGCGGGCTGATCGGAAAGGGCTACTTTGGCTTTGACTGCGTGAATCTCACAAAGGGGATCCTGTGGGGCTGGAACGGCAACAAGAATGCTTACCACGGAGGCGCACGCTACGCTGGAAACGCTGTCCCGGATGTCTCTGCCGACGGCATGATCGCCAAGTGCAGGGACGTATCCGCGTCCGGCTGGGACAAGCTCGTCCCAGGAGAAGGCCTGTGGATGCCCGGACACTGGGGCATGTATATCGGAGACGGCCTCGCGGTCGAGTGTACCCCGATCTGGGATAACGGCGTACAGATTACGTGTGTCGGCAACATCGGCATCAAGGGCGGCTACAACAGCCGTGTGTGGAAGAAGCACGGCAAGCTCCCGTGGGTGGACTACGACACGGAAACCGTCGATAAGGCCGTCGAGGACGCCAAGAAGACAATCAAGGCAAAGGCCGGACTGGCAGACAGCACAATCAAGTATCTTGCCGATTACAAATACGGCGACGATCTGCTGAAAAAGCTGGCTGCGGCGATGAAGTAAGCCCTGCCCGGCGGCGGGCCGAAGGGAGTGACAGCAAATAACTGCGCGGCTGGCTCTGCCGAAGGAGCTGGAACACCTCACGCGCAGCGACTGGGAGCGCGTCACTGACGAGGGCTTATTGGATGAAATCGATCAGCAGATTGTGAATCTTTATATCGTGCGCAGGCTCCCGCAGCTGGACGCCGCCGCCGAGATCGGCGTCGACCGAAAAACCATCTCCCGCCGCCTGCCGCACATCTACAATATCGCCCGCCGTCTGGTAGGGAAAACGGACAAAGAGAAAGCGCCATGAGCAACGGCTCATGGCGCTTTTTCTATGTTCCGGGATTGGCTTTCGGACGATAGTTCGGGTTATACGATCTGCATGCGCGCTCCAGCGCGCGGAAGTCGCAGGAGATCTTACAGATGAAGCTGCTCTTTCCATTGACGACATCGTAGTATGTACGATTGGCATGATCCAGAATGGCAAGCTTCTGACGGTTGCAATGCTCGATCTGGTTCAGGAGCAGGTTGCGATACTTCACATCCGGCTCTGCGGAAATGTCGTATTCAAGGATCGCAGAATCAGGAACAGGGACCATGTTGTTGAAGCCGAGAAGACCGAGGCGTCCACCGTCAAGCTTCAGGATGTGCTTGCCGGGCTTTAGATTGGCATGGTTTGGCTTCGGGGATTCCATGGGGACGAAATAGCGGAAGCTTCCGACAGTGAGAACAACGCCGACATAGGGGCGACGCTGGCCCTTGTTGAACGGGACACGGAAGTCACGGGAATGGAGGAAGGAAATATAGCGCTCACTGATGTGGCAGATAAAAAGATTCTCCAAGATTCGACCTTTCCGGGAAAGAAAAAGCGAGACTGCAGAAGTCTCGCTTTTAGTTGCCCATGATTTTTTAAGCCCCTACTTAACGGCAAGGGATTTCCGCTTTTTTGGCTCCCTACTTGACGGCAAGGGATTTCCGCTTTTTTAGCTCCCTATTTAACGGCAAGGGATCTCCGCTTTCATGGGCAGATGATGAACGGCGACGTTCAATCTCTGTAGATTCCTGAAATGGTTGTGCCGCGGATCGTGCGGTGCCAGATTTCAGGATTCTTTCGCGGATCTCTCCGCACCCCTAGTATAAACTCAAAAATGTGTAGAAGTCAAGAGGGGTACTGGGAAAATTTTTAAGAGGAAAGCATGTCCCACAAATGGTACACAGATGTCCCGGAACTGTCCCCCATAAAAACCGGGAAAGCGGCAGAATGAGAGTAGGAGCTGGCCAGCTTACTACTTTTACCGGAGGATTTTTTTATGGAATACGCAAGCAAGGGACTCGCGGGGACTGCGCTGGGCTTTGGCATCGGCGGCGCCGCGATGAGTCTGGCAAACGGCGGGCTCGGCAATCTGCTGGGCGGCCTCGGACAGAACAACCGGGCGGCTGCCGCAGAAGTGACGGCGGCTGCGGCAACGCCCGCCATGGCAGCGCTGGCCGCTGCGCTGGCTTCGCGCCAGCAGGAGCCGACGTGCAGCGAGAACATGCCGGTCACGCGCTACGATCTCGACCGGGAGCAGAAGCTGGCCGCGAAGGACAGCGAGATCGCGCTGCTCAAGGCCAACACGTACAACGACGGCAAGATGCTGGAGGTGTACGGTTATATCGATGGGCAGCTCAAGGACGTCCGTGAGGCGCTGTGCAAGCAGGCCGTCCACAACCAGCGCACCGAGGACAGCTTCACGCTGGTCAAGCAGGACGTCGAGTCTGTCCGCAAGGAAGCGCTTGACGCGGTCAAGATGGAGGCCGAGCGCCGCTGCTGCGGTGACAACTCCATTGTCACCTACGTCAACGCGACCTTTTATCCAAAGCAGGTCGCCGACGTCACCACGGGCACCGCGACCACGGCGCAGACTCTCTACAACCCGATCCAGCGCTGCTGCAACAAATAAGCAAACGGGGCGGCAATCGCCGCCCCATCCTTAAAGGAGGGAAACTGCAATGACAGTGACGATAGATCAGGCCATGCGCGGAATTTTGCGCTTTTTTGATACAGTAGCATCCCCACATATGGACGAGGTGCGGTCCTTTGTGGCAGGCGTTGGGTTGTCTTTGCTGGCAGACGGCAGCAAAGAGCAACTGCTTGTACTGAGAGATAACCCGTGGGTCAAAGCAATGCAAATTATGGATGAGCACGGGGATATTGACATTGACAGGCTCTATAATAAGGCAAGACCTCGGCTCGATGGACGAAAACTCCCGATAAGGATTCCGTTTATCGGCAAACTAACTTTTGTTGCGGACGATATTGACAGTCTATACAAGTACATTCAGGAGGCATGATATGCAGGAATATATTGAAAAACTCCATAAGGAGTTGCATGAGATCATGGAACGTCCGGTGACGCTGGGGCGCGCGGAGGAAGTTATGGTGTATGCGGATACTATCTGCGCGCTGCATAAGCTAGGTGACGACCATTTTCGTGAGTCCACGAAAATGATGGAATTTACCGAGGACGACGCAAAAGCGTGGAAGGCCCGCATGAAGAACGCCGACGGCTCGACCGGCCCGCACTGGACGATGGAACAGACGACGGCCGTGGCCGAGAGCATGGGCATTCAGGCGCCTGTGGTCCCGCGCTGGGCGTGGGGCGTGACCATGAACATGATGTACTCGGACTACTACCACGTCGCCGTAGAGTTCGGACTCAACCGCCCGGAATTCTACGCCGCGCTGGCAAAGGCGTTCCTGCTCGATAAAGACGGCCCGGGGCCGGAACAGAAGCTCATGGCGTATTATGAGCATATCGCAAAATAAAGAAATCCCTCCTGTCACCAGGAGGGATTTCCGCTTGCTATAGAATCTACATTTAAATGGGATTCATTCATGCGTACCGAATAAATGTATAACCGTCAATCTGCGAGGGGGTAGAGGGTGACGTGCATGTCGCTGCCGGATTTGGTGTAGGATTTGGTCTGCTTATGGTAGAGGACCTTCTGCAGGACAGTTTTCAGGAGGGCGTTTTTCTCCTGCGGGGATGCGGCGAGCGGGTAGGTCTCGAGGACGCGGCGGACGGCGGGGGCCAGACGGGCGCGGGCCTGTCTGGCACGGGCCAGCTCATGGATCGTGGTCTGGCTAGCCTCGATGCGGTCGACGATGACTTGCTTGTCAGCGGCGAGCGCCTGCGAGCGCTGCAGGAAGACCTCGGGCGTATAGACGCCGGTCTCGACCAGCTCATACGCGCGGGCCTCCTGCGCCTCCAGCTTGGCAAGCTGCTTGCGGTCGGCGGCGATCGAGGACTCGAGCGCGGTGCGCATGGGCGTGTCATCTGGCGCAGCGGCCTCACCGAGCTCCAGCTCGCGCAGCCAGCCACGCAGAGCATCCAGCACGGCGTCCTCCACATCATCATACCACGCGCTGACGGTCGTGCAGCCGTAGGAGGGACAAAGAAGCGTATCGCGGCGGTTGCCGGACGACGGACGGCGCACCATCACGCGGCCGCACTGGTCGCAGTGGACGAGCCCGGCGAGGCTCGTCACGGTCCCCCATGCGCCCTTGCCGCGCGGGCTGGCGCTGGAATAGCTCAGAGCGACGGCTTTGTCGTACTGCTCCTGCGAGATCAGGCCGTCGTGCAGCCCTTTATAAAGCTTCAGATCCTCCTGCCGGGTGCGGGGGCGACTGACGACGACAGCGCCGTCGACAATGCGCTTCGTCTCCGGTCGGCCACCGGATTTGATCCAGCCCGCATTTGCCGGATTGCGCAGGATATCCAGCACAGAGTCCGCGCGCCAGAGGCTGCCGGAGTTGGTCGGGACGCCGAGGCTGTTCAGCCGCGTGGAGATCGCCTTCGCGCCGATGCGCGCGCAGCCCTCGCCGGTGTACCAGTTGTAGATCTGCTGCAGGACGGGGGCCTGCTCCGGGTGCGGGACGAGCTTGTAACCCTTGTCATTCGGCAGCTTCTCACGCGACCAGCCGAAGGGCGTCTTGCCGGAGATCCACTTGCCTTCGCGTAAAGAAGCCTCCTTGCCGCGCGACAGGCGGCGCTTGATGGTGTTGTACTCCCGCCGCGACATAAAAAGGCCGAATTCGAAGTACTCCTCATCCATCTCATTGTTTGGATCATAGATCTTGTTCGGCGTGATGATCTTCGTGTTGGAATACTTGAAGGTCTGGGCAATAATGCCCTGGTCGATGGTGTCGCCGCGCGCCAGACGCTCGACCTCCATGACGATGACGCCCGCATAGTTGCCGGTCTCGACGAGCTGCAGGACCTTCTGCACCTCCGGCCGGACGGCAATGGAGTCGCCGGTCACGACTTCCTCGCAGATCTCCACGACGTTCAGCCAGCGGCTTTCGGACAGCGACAAAAGCGCGGCCCGGTGCCGTTTGAGCGTGTCGGTCTGGCCGAGGGCTTCGGCCTCCATGTCCTTCCGGGACTTGCGCAGGTAAATGATGTACTGCGCGAGCGGGTCGGCGATTTTCCAGGTAGATGTAAATTTCATAAGCAGATTCTCGCCACAAGGGCAAAAGGTTATACGGATACCGCTCCGGCGCTGGGCCGGGGCGGTTTTATTCATGTGCGGATCCAGCCGATTGATGGGATGAGCACGTCGGCCACAAGCGCAAGGGCACACAGCAAAAGAATACCCAAGAGGATGAGCGTCACAAGTCGGTGCATGCGCAGGGACTTCTGCTGCTGGGCAAGCTGCGCACGAAGGGCCACGGTCTCGGCACGGAGTTTTTCAGCATCGGGAGGCTCGGAAGACTCGGCAGGCTCATCATGCGGAATGCCGAAATACTCATCCATAGAAACGCCCATCTCCCGGCAGATCGGGCCGACCGTGTAAACAGACGGATTTTTGATGTCGCCGCGAAAGAACTGGGAGACGGTGCCGACGGAAAGGTCGGTATTTTCGGCGACGTCCTGGTTTGTTTTGTGCGGAGTGATCGTCTGCTTCTGCTCACGGCATAAATCAGATAATTTTTCCTTCAAAACATGTCATTCCCCCCAAAAAAGCAAGACGTCTGACTGCAAAAAGCAACTGTCATATCTTTACAAGTCTACCGTGGACAGGCTACCCTAAAGTTACAGACGGCTCCCGGTCGCCTGCGCAAGCAAAAGCCCGCGCCGTTGTTCGGCCAGCGGCGCGGGCAACGCCTACCTATATCTTACAACTTTTGGGAGGCGCGAACAAGAGGCAAAGATTAACAAAAAATGAACGCGGTTTTTGTGGAGAAATGGAGATGGAGATGGAAAAGACGATGGAACGGATTGAAAACATTTTAGAGCGGGCCACACTGGATCAGCTGAAAATCATCCTGCGATTCCTGCGGAACATCATAAAATAAGCGCCGGAACGGGAAACCGTTCCGGCGGGGATTATTCAGAAAGGGCTTCTTCCATGCTGACAGTGGGCATAGTCAAGTTTCCGTCCGAGACTGGATAAAGCGTATACTCATAATAGAGTGTCTGCGAAAATTCAATTTCGCGATCAACCTGGCAACGGGTATCTTCCCCGAAAAGATAGTCGGGACCGTACCAGTCGTCGCCAAATGTAAAATAAATGTCCAGTGTCCCGTTTGGGCAGTAGGTATCAACGGTCTCGCCGGCGCGGACGAAAAAACGATCCAGAATTTTACCAGTCGATGACCGCTTGATGATTACAAAGCAGTTCGAAGTAGATGGCGCATGGACACATATAGAAGACAATGCACCTTGGGAAAAATCGTAGGTTGGATAATGTCTGCCGTTTCTAGGAAGGGATAATTTCTCGGGTTGCGGATCCGGTGCTGGCTCCGGAACCGCAGCGGCAGGAGCTGATGCAGGCTCGACCGTAGGAGGTGAGACCGCAGCGGAAACCGTGGCGGTATTTTGAATGGAATGCGTCGCGGATACTGCGACGATGATAGCGATAACGGCGATTACAGCAGCGACGACCGCAACCCAATATGCAGTACGGTTAGACTGCGAGGGCGCTTTAGGCTCCGGAGCCGGGACGGATGGAGAGGGAGACGCATCAGGCTTGACGAGATCATCCGCGAAAGCCAAGATAGAATGCGCAATGCGGAGGACAGAATGCCGGTACTTATCAAACCATTCATCGCACGGAATATCATAGACTGTATCAAAGGCTAGATACAACGAATGATCGAGACTGCTTTCGAACGAACGGCTGCCATCATAGCACTTAACAAAGTCAGTGGCGCAAGTAAAGAACAAGTCCATTATGGCGGAAGGACGCTGAGTGAAGAGACGAGCTGCAACACAATCGCAAAAATCATTAGCAATGTCAGAATCCGGGGGGAGCGAAGTAAAGGACAGCGGAACGAAGAATGCGGCAGAAAGAATAGGCATTGAGTTTGGGACGACGGGATCCTTGCTGATCTCGTCCTCGATCTTGTGGATGCAATAAAAAACGTAGCCACATAGCGTCATTGCTTTCGAGTAGGTAGATTCGGGCATAAAAAATACCACCCTCTTCCAAGATACAAAAAATCCTGGGAACGGTCAAGCGTTCCCAGGATTTTTTGTATCTTTCGACGAAGGTTTTTTTTGTAATTCCTCGACGAAGGATTCGATTGCTGCCCAATTTTCCGGCGGCAGCGCCATCAGGAGGGAGATGAAGCGTTTCCGGAAGGAGTCGTCCGCGTCGGACATAATATCCGTGACCAGCAGGGCCAGTTCTTCATTTGCGCTGCGCTGGACGTACATTTCTCCGACACCGTCCTCCAACCAGGCCAGAGACACGTTGAATTCCCGGCAGATGTCGGAGATCGTGCGGTCACTGGGCGTTTTCGCGCCAGAACAAACGGCAGATACGAACGGCTGACTTAAATTGATGGTTTCGGCAAATTTCGTTTTTGTGATGCCAAGGTCTTTGATTAGATAAGCAATTCGCTCGTTGATTGTGCTCATTTTTTCACCACCTTCTAGGCACAAGGTAACACACCAGAAATGAAATGTCAAGAAAAAATATAACCCAGAACTAAAATAATGCTTGACAACGGTTCGTAGTTATGCTAACGTATAACCAAGAAATAAACCAAGCGAGGTGAGATCAATGTCAGAGGAACAGAAGCAGCAGGCCGAGAAGATCTCGGCGGAAATCAACAAGCTTACGCCGGAAATGCGTGAGAAGGCGCTGATCTTTATGCAGGGCATGGCTGCTATGGTGCAGCCGAAGAGCGAGAAGAAAGAACAGTCAGCGTAAATCTGCAAAATATGGAAAAACTAACGCCGAAAGGAGGCTGACCCATGAGAAAGCCGTATGACCCGATCGCGGACGAAGAGCCGCACATCGTGGCCGAGTATCATTTCCCAAACTGCACGGCGTATATCGCCGACAACTATCTGCGCCGCCTGACGCCGGAGCAGAAAGAGGCCAACCGGCAGGCCGCCCGCCGCGTGGCGTGGCAGATCCTCGAGCGGGCCGCAGCCGAAGGGCGTCTGCCCGCGGCCAGCAATTAAACGCGCCGCAAGGCGCGTACATAGGAGTCGATATTATGGCAAACGTAAAGACCTACACCCTGACGCTGGATGCGCAGGAGCTGCATGATCTGATCGAGGCGGCGCTGGTCTGCGAGTGTCAGGCGGCGCAGATCATCGGCGGGCTCAAGCGCAAGGGGCTTGACCTGGACGCGCAGAAGCTCGCGACACAAAACGCCCGTCTGTCGCGGCTCGTCAGACGGATGCAGGAGACGAAGGAGGATAAGCGGAGTGGTTAAGCTGATGCTTACAGCTGAGCAATGGGTCAACTTGAAATTTGTGGTGGAACTGGCGTCGATCAGAGCCAACCTTGCGGCGACCGAGCATGAAAGACGCGCTGCAACGGCAACCGGAGAAAGAAGGCCGCCTGCTGTATATCTCGCGGAAAGCTACAGAAAAGAGGCCGAAATGTGTGAACGCATGGAGGCGCTGGTAAAATCGGCGGAATTTGTGCAGGAGACGAAGGAGGATAAACGGAATGCGGAAACTGATTCTCAGCGGAGACGATTGGTTTGAGCTGAAGCACACGCTGGAACTGCTTGTGATCGTGACAAACAACGCGGCGAATGAGCGCGAGAACATGGCTGCACACGCGCAAGTGGCGGAATTGTCTGAACGGTATGCAAACCTCGCAAAACGCGACAGGGAAAGGACGGAGAACTACAAGAGGCTTATGGCACTGGTAGAATCGGCAGAACGTCTGCAGGAGACGAAGGAGGAAACCAATGGATAACGGGAAGCTACACATCGAGATCGGCATGGACGGCAAAAAAACGGTATCTGCGCTATCCGGCAACGCGCTGGAACTGAGCGCTGCTGCAGCGCGAATCCTGAACATATTTTATGCCGCGTTCTGCCAGCAGGGATTAGGCGAGGAATTCAAGGAAACCATGCGCTACTGCGTGAACCGGGAGGACAGCCCGGTATGGATGAAGGAGTTGACAGAATGAGAACGAATCTTGCAGAACGGCTCGGGTATGAGCCGGAGGAAGAGACCAGGGAGCGGCAGGAGCGGCTGCTGGAGGAGCTGCGGTACCGGGAGGCCATGCGGCGGGTGGCGAAAACCTGCTGCGTGTGGCTGGGCGGCGCGGCCTTTGTGCTGGCGGTGATCGCCGGGTACGCAGAGATGACCGACGCCTGCGTCGCGACCGGCGCGATCGCGCTGGGCCTGACCACCTACGGGATCCTGTGATGGGCGAACAGAAGATCACGGTCGAGCTCCGGCCGGATCAGCTGGCCGACATCGTCGACGCCGTCCTGGCTTTTGCCGATGACTGCGCCAATGACAGGGAGATCCTGCAGAGCATGCCGCGTGTCGACCGGGATACGGTCGAAGACCTTCTACGGCGCGAGTCGGCGCTGCAAACGCTCGCGGCATGGCTGCAGCACGTGCAGGAGGAAGCGGAGTGAATTATTTTGCGCCGCGCATGCGGCCCATCCCGCCGCCCTGCGGCCGGAACTGCCCGGACCGAAGCGGCACATGCCGCGCCGGGTGCTGCACTTGGACGCTCTACGAGAGCATCCGGAACCACATCTACGACGTCAACCACCGAGACAGGGACAGTCTGCAGCCCGATCTTGCAGCGGGAAAGCAGATGGTCCATGCCGACAACCAGATAAGGAGGCGCAAACACATTGCGAAATAGCATCGACTACCCCGGCGAGCGGGCGCCGCGGCGCCCCGCTGTGATCGCCCAGGCCGGATACACCGGCCAGAACCACTTTTCCGTTACATATGGAGACCAGAAAGTAACCGTCCGCGCCGAGGACGGCTATGCGGCCCTTTTTACCGCCGCCAAGCACTGGGGCTATAAATTCACCCGCCCGGAGTACCATCAGAACGCTCGCGCAACCAAGCTCCACTACACGCCGGACACCCGGCCGGGGGCGCTGGTATGAACAAAGATGTGATGTTTTCCAGCGCGACGGATTTGTGGGAAACGCCGCAGAGCTTTTTTGACGCGCTGAACGAAGAATTTGGCTTTGAAACGGACGTCTGCGCGCTGCCGGAGAATGCAAAATGCGCGCGGTATTTTACACCGGAGGACAACGGCCTTGCTCAGACGTGGACGGGCGTCTGCTGGTGTAACCCGCCGTATGGGCGGGAGATCGGGAAATGGGTGCAGAAAGCAGCAATGTCCGCCAACAAAAATGGGGCAACCGTTGTCATGCTGCTGCCCGCGCGGACGGATACAAAGTGGTTTCATCGATACATATACGGAAAGGCGGAAATCCGCTTTATCGCCGGTCGGCTGAAATTCGGCGGCGGCAAGCACAACGCGCCGTTTCCAAGCATGGTTGTGGTATTCGGGCAGGAGAATAAGACATGAGATTTGTCTGTGACTGCTGCCACGATCTGACGAACATCGAGGCCGACAGGATGGAGATCCAGGGCGACAAGCTGATGGTGTACAGCCGCGGCGCCATGCTGGAATGGGCGTGGTGCCAGTACGTTGGGAAACAGACCTGTTTCGACCTGGCGGCGTTTGGAGGTGCAAAAGCGGAATGAAATGGCATATTGCAAGTGTCAGCTGGGGCAAGGACAGCCTGGCCATGCTCCTAATGCTGATTGCCAAGGGCCACCCGCTGAATGAGGTGGTTTTCTACGATACCGGAATGGAGTTTGAGGCGATTTACCACACACGGGATCAAATGTTACCCCGCCTGGAGCAGCTGGGGATCAAGTACACCAGACTGGAGCCGGAAAACCCGTTCCTGTTTGATATGCTGGAAAGGCCGGTTTGCAGTAAGCAGAAAGGCACACACCAAGGTTATGGCTGGTGTGGCGGCCTCTGCCGCTGGGGAACCACGGGGAAGCTGAAAGCCATGGACAGGTACGCGGAGGCGCGGGACGCTATGGTTTACGTTGGCATAGCTGCCGACGAAACGCCACGACTGGAAAAAGAACGGAAGCCGTATAAACTGCACCCGCTGGCGGAGTGGGGCATGCCGGAAGCCGACGCCATGGCATATTGCTATGAAAACGGGTTTTCGTGGCTGGAGGGCACGATCCGCCTTTATGACGTGCTGGACCGTGTTTCGTGCTGGTGCTGCTGCAACAAGAACCTGCGGGAACTGCGGAATATGTATATTTACCTGCCGGAATACTGGGAGCGCCTGAAAGACCTGCAACGGAAAATAGACAGGCCAATGAAAGGCTATTACAAAGGCAAGCCGCGCGGCGTGTTTGAACTGGAACAACGGTTCCGCGCAGAATTGGAACAGGAGGCAAGAGCATGAGTAAAGCTGTTTTGATCAGCATTCGCCCAGAGTGGGCTCGGAAGATCCTGAACGGGAGTAAAACGGCCGAAATCCGCAAGACCGCGCCGAAGTGCGGTGTGCCGTTTAAGTGCTATATCTACTGTACGCAGAGCGCTGATATGCTTTGGATTTTGAAGGAAAGGGAACGGTCTCTCCATCCTGATAAAATAGCGGATGTTTTCAAGGCTGCTAAATGCGGCGGAGCATATCGGGGGAATGGCAAGATTATCGGAGAGTTTACCTGCAACAGAGTAACGAACCTTTTTTCAAACAGCAGGTTTTGGCTGGACGAGGATGATGTTTTACACACGTGTTTGTCTGCTGCGGAAATGCGAAAATACGCAAACGGCGCAAATGGATTGTACGGCTGGCACATCTCCAATCTCAAGATTTACGACACCCCGCGCGAACTGCGGGAATTTTACGCTGTGCCAAATGAGGTAGAGGTAGCGCTCAAGGCAAAACCCAAGCCGGTCACCCGCCCGCCGCAGAGCTGGCGGTATGTGGCAGAGGAGGCGTGATATGGAGAAACGACAGTGCTGCGGCTGCGTCCACGGTATCGACACAGATGTCAACTCCATTGGAGAGCGGGTCGTTTACTGCGAACTGAGAGCGGAGTGGATGAATGTAGCCCTCGGTGATTGCCTTGGAAACTGTGAAAGCGAGGAGGAAGAACTATGGAACGACTGACAAGGCCTAATATCAACGTAGCCCCGGATACCGACCGATTTCTGCACGCCGCGATCGGCGGCAAGGAAATCGACTGGAAGCAGAGCCGGGACAGCACGCTCAACGTGCTGATCAACGGCCCAACGAGCAACGGCTTTGGCAAGGACATTTTCCGCAAGATGGCCCACGATCTGTACGGACGGCTGAAAGCCTACGAGGACACAGGATGGACACCGGAGATGCTGCGTAAGATGGGCGAAAATGCTGGGCATCTGTGGGATTTCGCGCAGGCTGCGGAAAACATGACGGTCGGACGGTTGAAAGAGCTTGCCGAGGCCGACAAGGACGGGCGCGTGGTGGTGCTGCCGCCTGAGGAAAGAACGTTAGATTTTCCAGCAAAATACACTGAAATACGCGCATTGTACCATTTTTGCGTCGATCTTGGAATCAAATGCACGATAGAGCACCTGTACGACGGCTATGCAGTGCGTTTCCCGGACGGAAGTGACTTCGCACAGCATTATGGCACATATGGCGGGACGGAAGGATGCGTTGAACCGGCTATCGGGGACTCCGAATTTGACTATACTGCAGTCGGTTTGAACTTAGCGAAGGAGCTCGTGAAGAAACACAAAGGCAAATTGGAGGCCAACCATGCCTGACGAATACATCAGCCGCGAGGCGGTGCTGAAAGCACTATTTGTACCTGGAATGTGCTACGCTCCAATACAGTTGCAGATTGTTAAGGACTTGCCCGCCGCCGACGTTGCGGAGGTGGGGCACGCAAGATGGGAACGGGTACGTTCAAACTGGTATTGCACAGGCTGCAATAAGGGCTACAGAATCACGAAAGGTGCGCCAATGGCGAGCGGTTTCTCATACTGCCCCAACTGCGGAGCGAAGATGGACGGAGCTGCCGAATGAGCGGCCTGCGGTTTGAATCCATGGCGGACATGCCGCCGAGGATGCGGGAGCTGTATGCACGGCAGCAGATCGACCTCTCAGGCGCTGCGGCGCCGGCTCCCCTTCACAAGGGGAGCCATGGGAAGACGAAGTACGGAAGCCGGAAGGATACGCGCGGCGAGCTGCGCTTCGCCAGCAAGAAGGAGGCGCGGCGGTATGACGAGCTGATGGTGATGCTCCGGGCTGGCATTATCTCCGACCTGCGGCTGCAGCCGCAGTTCACCTTGCAGGAGAGCTACATCACCGAAACCGGCGAGCGGATCCGCGCGATCCGGTACACGGCGGACTTTTCGTACAAATTCGGCGGCAAGCTCGTCGTCGAAGATGTGAAGTCCAAGCCGACGCGGACAAAGGAGTATTTGCGGAACCGCAAATTCATGCGGTCCAAATTCGGGATCGAGATCCAGGAGGTCTAACATGCCAGAAAAAAACGAGAGCAGCCCGCGCGAAGCATGCGGGCTGCCGAAGCAGGGCAATGCCTGCCCGTATGCAAAGATCGCGCCGGTTCTTTGCGCGCGGTGCGGCTGGAACCCGGATGAGCACGCGCGGCGGCAGGCGCTGCCGCTGACCGAGAACGCCGACGGGCTGCGGCGCAAGGATATCAGCCAGCCCGAGGACTAAGACCAGCAATCAGCCGGGGAACCATATTTTTTCGGACTTTGGCCGCGGACGCTCCGCCATGAGACGGCTGCGGGAGGATCACCCCGGCTCTGCACCCGGCCCGCGAAACCTCAAGCCCGCGGGCCGGGGATAAAAAGCGCGTGTGGAACGTGCGCGCGAATGGGAACCGTCAACGTTACCCCACGCCGGGTGTCGGGATCGCCCGGCGGCATCGTGTTACCTCCTTATGGAAAGCTGCCTGAGCAGACAAGGGCAGCTCGTCTGCGGCGACAGGGGGACGCGCAGGCGCAGGCGGTGCAAGTCCGCTCTGCATAGGGGCCGGGAGACCGGCCCCTGACGAAAGGAGAATGGAAATGTCACACGTAGTCGATCTGACGGGCACGGACTTTGGATATTTGCACGTCATCGGGCGGGATACCAGCAAAAAAGGAGACACGGCACACTGGATCTGCCGGTGTAAATGCGGGACCGTCTGCAGCAAGGACGGCAGATACCTCCGGAACGGGCATGCAAAAAGCTGCGGCTGCTTCCGGAAAGAACGCGCGGCCACGCTCGTCACCAAGAGGGATCCAGCCAAAAAGCCAAAAGCCGAACCGAAGAAGAAAAAATTCGGCCGCGGCCCGCAGCGGGCAGGCTCCGGGATCTGCTACAACCCACTCTGCCCGACGCGCAACAACTACCGCGGCGCCTGGAGCTGCACCGAATGCCGCTTCTGCCCGGAACGCAAATTTGCCCGCCAGTCGAGGCGGGAGATCATCACAATTTAGAGGAAGATACATGCACGTGTATGGCGTGCGGGTACAAGGACTGACGCTGAACGGGGGGCCGGAATTTCCGGCCACGCTTTGAGCGGGCAGAAAAAACAAAGGAGGGCTACAGCATGCAATGGGAACAGGGATGCTTATTCGATGACAACCCGGAGTATGACGCATTTACGGAGAAATTCAAACCCAAAAAGACAACGGACGACTGCTACACGCCACCGCTTGTTTATGATGCGATCCGGGATTGGGCGTGCAGTGAATATGGGATTGACCCGGCCTGCATCGTGCGGCCATTCTATCCGGGTGGGGACTATGAGCGTCTTGACTATCCGGACGGCTGCGTCGTGCTGGACAACCCGCCTTTTTCGATTCTTTCAAAAATCTGCGAATTCTACATAGACAGAGGGATTGCGTTCTTTCTTTTTGCGCCATCGCTCACGGCGTTCTCCGGCCGATCAGTTGTGCTGAGGATGAACCATATCATTTGCGATGCAGTCATCACGTATGAAAATGGCGCAGTCGTTCACACGGCGTTTGTAACAAGTTTCGGAGGAAACATCGCGCAGAGCGCCCCGACGCTCAGAAAAGCGGTCGAGCGGGCGATGCGGCAGATTAAGGCGGAGACAAAAAAGGAGCTGCCGAAATATACATATCCGGACCATGTGCTGACGACAGCCATGCTGCAGAAATATGCGAACTACGGTATAGAGTTTGCGGTTAAGCGCGAGGACTGCACGTACGTTGAAAAGCTGGACAGTCAGCGCGCAGCGGGAAAGAAAATCTTTGGTGGCGGGCTGCTGCTGTCAAACCGAGCTGCCGCCGAGAAAGCTGCCGCCGAGAAAGCTGCCGCCGAGAAAGCTGCCGCCGAGAAAGCCGCCGCGCACGTCTGGGAGCTGTCTGAATGTGAAAAGGGCATCATTGCGAGCCTCGGGAAATAAACCGAGGCAGGAGGAGATATGGTAAAGAGACACAAGCGCCGGAAGTTTTCCGGGAGGGTCTGCGAGCAGATCGTGTACACGGTGGCGGGCGGCACGAATCCGAAGACCAGCCGGCCGAAGAAGCCGCGGTTCCAGTCGCAGGAAGAACGCGAGGAATTCAACACCAGGATCTCGGCTGCAAAGTTCGCGGCGCTGGTCAACGCCAACTTCTCCCCGTCGAGCTATTACTCCACACTTACGCTCGACCCCGAACATGAGGTACATACCGCGCAGGAGATGCGCAGGATCCGGGACAAACTGTACCGGCGCTTGGTGTATCACTACCCCAAGGCAAAGATCGTCATCGTCTACGGCCGTGGCAAATCGACCAGCCGCTTCCACCTGCACCTGATCACGGACGGCATTCCTGCCGATGAGCTCGGCAGACTCTGGGGCCTTGGCAGCGTCATCGACTGCAAGCCGCTGCGGAAGCACAATTATTATCTGGATGAGAACGGAAATAAGGTAGACCACGGGCAGGACTACACGGCGTTGGCCAACTACCTGCACGGCCACTGGCGCAAGGAGTTCGGCGGCCACCGGTACAAGGCCAGTCGCAGCTGCGTCCGGCCGGAGCCGGAGCCCGCGACCGAGGCGGTCCGGGACTACAGCCCGACGCGCCCGCCAGTCGCCCCGCGCGGCTACATCCTCGTCGAGTCCAGAGCCACGCAGTATGGATTCCTGTATTTCAAATATGTATGGGATCCCAAAAACGAGACACATAAGCGGACCGGGAGCCGCCTTCTTTAAACCTTGTAAATGTGTTGAGTTTTAGAACGAAAGGGTGATAGAGACGAGCGACTACTGGCACAGGGAGTATATCTGCCCATTCTGGCAGGCAGCCGGGAAAAAGACGATTCGCTGCGAGGGAGAATGCGTGCTCGCATTTCCTGAGCGGCGAGAGACATCAGACTACATCACGCGATACTGCGCCAGCTTTGACTACGTGCGGTGCAGCATCGCGGCGGCGAAGCTCCGATACTACGAAAGAACAGAATGAGAGCCGAAGCGCATGCGGAACGCCGTATGCGCTCATTCTGCGTGCGTGGGGTGAAAAGATTTTCCGGATACGCTATGCTGAAAAGCAGAAGGGAGGCGTGAGCCATGGCGAGGAAACCGAAGTATGAATCCGTGGAGCAGATCGAAGGGCTGATCGAGGCGTATTTTGAGAGCTGCAAGGGAGAGATCCTGCGGGATGAGGACGGGCGCATCGTTTTCAACCAGAAAGACGGGACTCCGGTCTGGGTGGGGCGGAAGCCGCCGACAATCCCGGGGCTTGCGCTGGCACTGGGCTTTTCCAGCAAGCAGAGTCTGTATAACTACAAGGCCAGGAAAGAATTTATGGACTCGATTTCGCGCGCGCAGACGCGCGTGGAACAATATACGGCCGAAAGACTGTTCGACCGGGACTCTCAGCGGGGCGCGCAGTTCGCGCTGGAGTATGCGTTCCGGTATCGCAGAGACACCGGGGACGAAAAGCAGGATCAGACGCCGCGTGTGCTGCTGGAATGTGACGCGGAGGACGCGAGCGAATGAGAACGCTGGATCTCGGGCGGGCGCAGCCGAAGCAGACGCTCTTTCTCAAGGACAAACACCGGCACATCGCCTATGGCGGCGCGCGCGGCGGCGGAAAGAGCTGGGCCGTGCGGACAAAGTCGAAGCTGCTGGCGTTCCGGTATCCGGGCATTAAGATCCTGATCGTCCGAAAGACATACAAGGAGCTGCAGAATAACCACATCGAGCAGCTGACAGCGGAACTTGCCGGGTTCGCAAAATATAACCGGTCGGACAAAATGTTTCGCTTCCCGAACGGGTCGACGATCTCTTTCGGGTACTGCGCAAACGAAGGGGACCTGGGGCAGTATCAGGGCGCGGAATATGACGTGGTGTTCATCGACGAGGCCGGGCAGCTGCAGGAGAGCTGGATCCGCAAGATCAATCTCTGCGTGCGCGGAACGAATGGATTTCCAAAGCGGACGTATTACACGCTGAACCCCGGCGGGCCGGGGCACGCATACTTCAAGCGTGTCTTTGTCGATCGGAATTTCAATCCCGATGAAGATCCGGATGACTATTTCTTCATTCAGGCAAAGGTGGAGGACAACAAGGCCCTCATGGATACGCAGCCTGACTACCTGCGCGAGCTGGAGAATCTGCCGCCGACGCTGCGGGCAGCGTGGAAGGACGGACGCTGGGACGTCTATGAGGGACAGTTCTTCGAGGACTTCCGGGACGTGCCGGAGCATTACAAGGACCGGCGCTGGACGCATGTCATCGAGCCGTTTGAGATTCCGGACGGATGGACGATCTGCCGGAGCTATGACTTTGGCTATGGAAAGCCGTTTTCCTGCGCATGGTGGGCGGTCGACTATGACGGGACGATCTACCGGATCATGGAGCTGTACGGCTGCACGCGGACGCCGAACGAGGGCGTAAAGTGGACACCGGACAAACAGTTTGAAGAGATCCACAAAACGGAGATGCAGCACCCGTGGCTCAAGGGGAAAACCATCATCGGCGTGGCGGACCCCGCGATCTGGGATGCGTCGCGCGGAGAATCGGTCGCAGACACGGCTGCGCGGTACGGCGTATTTTTTACGCCTGGCGACAATGAGCGCATTGCAGGTTGGATGCAGTGCCACTACCGGCTGCAGTTTGACGAGGATGGATATCCGCGGATGTATGTCTTCAACACCTGCAGGGCGTTCATCCGGACGATCCCGACGCTGATCTATGACGAGCATCGGGCAGAAGACCTGGACACGAAGATGGAAGACCACGTCGCGGACGAATGGAGATATTTCTGCATGTCGCGGCCGATCAAGCCAATCCGCGCGGTGAAAGAGCAGCGGATCCTTTTTGATCCGCTGGACATGATGAAACGGAGGTAAGGCCATGCTGGCACCACAACTGACGGAGACTGAGAAGCAGACCATGATGACGGAAGTCTTTCTCGGATACAACCACAACCTCGAGCTGGCGGACGGGGAGTTTTATGACATGGAGAATCTGTCGGCGGACGAGTATCCGCTGCTCGCGCCGCGGCCAAGGCGGGGGACGGCGCAGGCGATCGAGGGCGTGCAGGGCATTCTGGCGAAGGATGCGCTGTGCTGGGTGCAGGACCAGGTGCTTTATATCAACGGCGCTTCGATGGAGGCGTATATGCCGTCCGTGTCGATCTCGGCGGGGCAGAAGCAGCTCATTTCCATGGGCGCATATCTGTGCATCTTCCCGGACGGGATCTACTTCAACACCGAGAAGTACTCCGACAACGGGTACATGGGGCAGGAGAATGTGGTCGACGCGGCGAGCTCGAACGTGGAAATTTCCCTGTGTCTTGTCGACGGGACGGCGCTGACGGTCAGTTACACGCAGGCCAGCCAGCCGGAAAACCCGACGAATGGCCAGTACTGGCTCGACACGTCCGGCAAGCTCCACACGCTCAAGCAGTGGGCGGAGGCGACGAGCCAGTGGGTATCCGTGCCGACGGTGTATCTGAAGCTTTCCGCGAACGGCATCGGGAAGGGCTTTCAGCAGTACGACGGCATCCGGCTTTCGGGGCTGACCGGGAACGAGCAGGTCGAAAAGCTCAACGGCAGCCAGATCCTGTACGACGTGGGCGAGAGTTACCTCGTGATCGTGGGCCTCGTCGACGAGACGACGAAGGTGACGAGCGGAACCGTGAAGACGGCCCGGAAGGTCCCAAGCATGGACTTCATCACCGAGAGCGGGAACCGGCTGTGGGGCTGCAAGTACGGCGTGGCGGACGGCGAGACCGTCAATGAGATCTACTGCTGCAAGCTGGGCGATTTTAAGAACTGGGAGTGCTACCAGGGCGTGTCGACGGATTCATGGCGCGCGAGCTGCGGCACGGACGGGAAGTGGACCGGCGCGGCGACGCTGGCGGACAGCCCGGTGTTCTTCAAGGAGGACTGCTTCCACCGGGTGTATCCGTCGGCGACGGGGGCGCATCAGGTGGTCGTGCAGAA